CCGCGCGGTGGTCGCCCTAAGTGCGCGGGGACGGACGGCGCGACGCCAGGCCGAGGAGCGGCAAAGGCAAGGTCGCCCTAAGTGCGCGGGGACGGACGTTCTTGTGTCGAGCGGGGCCCTTATGTGGTCCCGGTCGCCCTAAGTGCGCGGGGACGGACGTCGTCCAGATAGAGCGTAGCGCCGGCCTCAACCGGTCGCCCTAAGTGCGCGGGGACGGACGACTGGAGCCTCACGTCGATAAGAACGACTCGTTGGTCGCCCTAAGTGCGCGGGGACGGACGGCGTCTCGAGCACAACTTGAGTGTCCGGAACATGGTCGCCCTAAGTGCGCGGGGACGGACGGCGCCAGGACCTGGACGGTCACCGCGACGATCTGGTCGCCCTAAGTGCGCGGGGACGGACGGCCCTCTCAGATGCTGATTGGGTGAGGCTAAAAGGTCGCCCTAAGTGCGCGGGGACGGACGGTCGTTACCCACCGCGCCAATGGTCGTATCCGGGGTCGCCCTAAGTGCGCGGGGACGGACGACGGCGATTGTCGTCAAGGACGACGGGGCCGGGGGTCGCCCTAAGTGCGCGGGGACGGACGCTGACTGGATCTGCTTTCTCTGAGTCATGGCGAGGTCGCCCTAAGTGCGCGGGGACGGACGTTCTGATGTCATATTTTTGTAAACGCCTTCAGCGGTCGCCCTAAGTGCGCGGGGACGGACGGCGGAAGGCGTCTCTATCGCCGCACGCGTCGCAGGTCGCCCTAAGTGCGCGGGGACGGACGTTCGTGATGCGCAATTGCGTGTATGCAAAAAAAGGTCGCCCTAAGTGCGCGGGGACGGACGGTCTCTGGATTGTCGTCAACCAGCTTATGACAGGGTCGCCCTAAGTGCGCGGGGACGGACGTTTTGGAGAATGTCAAGTGTTGACCAATCTTGAGGTCGCCCTAAGTGCGCGGGGACGGACGTGACTGTTGCCGAAGATGGTCGTGTCGTGGTTCGGTCGCTTTAAGCGCGCACGGGACGGACGTCGCAGCTCACAGCAAGTGCTTGACCCAAAGCACCGCAGCGATAAAGACCAGCATCGCCAGGGTCAGAAAGGTCAGCAGCACCCGGCTGCCGTCTAGATAAGATTCGACCCTTTCAAAACCAGCATCAAGAGCGTGCTGGCGAGCAGCCCTCCCAGCCACCGCATGGCGTTCCACAACAGCTGATTGATCTTCTCGATTTGCCTGAGAAGCTTTTCTTCCAGAACCTCCTGTTGCGTGTCCTGCTGCGTGTTTCTCGCACGCAGGTCCCCGATCGCCGTGAGGATCTGCTCGTGCCTGATCTCCTGAATCTCCCGGAAATGGGTCAGGTCCGTCCGCACGGCCGTTATGCGTGCTTCCAGGCCCGCGTCCCCTTTGTGTGGCGGCGCATTGTTTGTCATGCATTTCAGTCCCCTTTATACGCGCCCCAATACCGACTTGATCGTGTGCCCGCCGCCATAGATAGCGAGCCATAGTCCAGAGAAGCCCAGAAGGTGCTCCCACGGGATGTTCACGATGCTGGCCCCAAACGCGTTGATCACCGGCAGCGCAACAGAGTTCCACGACCACAGCACTAAAAGCAACCAGGACATGGCAGGACGCCAGTCACGCGAGAACGGCCGCTCCTCTTCGCGCTCCAGCATGCGATTGCGCTGCGATGTGGCCACGGTGAGGTAAGCGACCCATTCGGCGCTTCGTTCCGCCTCGATGGCGCGAATCTTCGCTTGTGCTTCCGGATCGGCCTCGATCGCGGAGACGATGGCGTCGGGTTTTGGTTCGACGCCGAGCGCCTCGCCGAGCGCCTCGATGACCTGGGCGGATGCCTCGCCGGCCGTGCCGCCAAGTTCGGTGCGCAGGATCGTTCCGAGGATCGGTGCGCCGAGGCGTATGAGAATCGGCGCTAGTGTCGTGATCATGTCGTGCTCCGATGATCAGCCGAAGATCTGCTGAATGTAGTCCCATGCGGCGGCAGCCGTTGCCGCGACGGTCGCAGCTGCTGCCGCGATCCAGCGGCTTGTGCTCTCGACATTACCAGAGCCGATGACCCAGCCGACTAGGCCGCCGGCCAGGAAGGTCAGAATAAATATCGTCATGTCTCATTTCCTTCGGTTGCGACCGCTGCCGCTTCGCGTTCGTACGCTTTTGCGCGCTCGCGGTTGATGCGTGATCTGATGATCAGAATAAGGACGACCGCCACGGCCAGGATAATCAGCCCGGACACGATCCAGTCGGCGATGTCCGATGTCCGGTCCGCCGTGATCGCCCCTCCGCCACCAGCGCCGGAGCCGCCTGCGCCGACCTCCTGTTTGGTCGCGGTCTTCTTCGCGGCCTTGGCTTCGTCGTCAAGTTGACGTTTGACCTGGCTGTTGCCGGCCGTCGCCGCCAGCGCCCAGGCTACACCCTTGGCCTCGACGTCGGCGATGCGCCGCGCCCAGCCGCGCCCGAAGTTCTTCCAGATCTTGAGCGACTGCACGAAGCCCAGCCGTTTGGCACACAGCCGCTTGACCGTCTCGTGGTCAGGGCCGCCGATCGCGGCGAGTAGCCATTTGCGCCCGCGCGAGACCCCGGAATTGACCGAGGCGTCATAGGTGGCCAGATCAACGCCTGCGGCAAGCATCGAGCCGCCGCTCGGCAGCCAGTAGTCCTCGAAGTAGATCTCCTCGGCCTCGGCCCGCGTGATCTGCCGCACCGGCCTCAGCGCGCGTCCTCTGCGCCGCAGCCAGCCGTGATAGACGGCCTCGGTGATGCCGTACATCGTCTTGCCGCCGGGATCGGCGGGATGGTCCGACCAGCCGCCCTCGTGACGAGCCGTCACCGCGTGGCAACGGCGGAACTTTTCTGTGGTCATGGCGTCATTCCACCGAAAACACGATGATATCAACCCTGCCGTCCCCCCCGGCCCCGCTGTCGCCGGTTTCCGAGCCACCGCCACCGCCACCCGGTTGCACACCTGCTGTTGCATTGTCGGCCCCCGTCGCGCCGGCCCCACCATTGCCTCCGGCTACAGAAGTTCCTCCGGCCCCTCCCGCGCCCTCATCGGAACCGCCGCCCCCGCCCGCGCCACCAAAATAACTTCCGCCACCGATGCTTGCTCCGGTAGCTCCAGTATTATCACCACCACCACCGGCGCCGCCGCCCCAATGAGAATATCCGCCGTTGCCTGCGTCGCCTGCGGCGCCGCCGCCTCCTCCTCCGCCGCCCCCAAAAATGCTTTCGCCGCCATTAACGGCAGTTCCTCCGCCGGTGCCTCCGCCCTGTCCTCCACCATTTCCGCCAGTCGAACTAGATGTCGTTGACCCAGCCTCAATGGAACCGCCGCCGCCACCACCGCCGCCTCCGGCGTCCGCGCCGCCGCCGCCGCCGTATGCGATTAGTAAAGATCCAAACGTTGTATTGCCGCCAGCGATCCCATCTCCAGGCGTCGTAACCGATGCGCCTCCCGCACCGATAGTAACGGTTTCGGTTGCCCCCAGGTCTGAAAGAATTGCCCATCTTTCAGTATACGAGCCGCCGCCGCCGCCGCCGCCGCCGCCGCCGGAATTGGCTTGTGCTCCTGATCCGCCTGCCCCCCAGTTACGAATTAGAACAGCACTGTTGACGCCAAAGGCGGCGTCAGTCGGCTTGGTCCATGTCCCGGATGCCGTAAACTGCTGGAAGTCGCTTTGCGCCGACGTGGACCAGCCCAGTCCGGAGGCTGCGCCGCTGTCGGACACAAGGCTTTGGCCATCCGTGCCAAGTCCAAGGATGGATATGCCTGGATAAAACTCGAACGCCTTGTACCATTCCGCGCCGTTCGAGTAGATCCCGACGACGTGGTCCTTGCGGACGATGGTGAGCGCGGTTGCGCTATTGTCGATCGTCTCCGAGCCGGACTGATCGATAATCATAGAATTTGCGGCGATGATCTTCTTGAAGACAAAGCCGTTGCCGTCGCCAACAGATGCCGCGCTCGGCAAGTCGAACTCGACATTGCCTGCTGTGGTATCGGCCTCGTAGGCGTTGCCCCTGTCAGAGCCCACCAGCGCAACCGGAGATGCCCCGCTCGCGATTTGTGTCCATGCGAGCAGCAACGGTGCGGCAGCACCTGTCGCGGTAGGCTCAGCGGCCGGAATATCGTCGAACGGCCACGGAGAAACAGCCACGTCGGCCGAGGTGTTGAGATCCTCCTTGTAGTCAGAGAAGCTGTCGCTATCGCCGAGATATACCGGGACGGTCATGCGGCCGGCGGCGTCGAGCACGATCGGGTTGGAGTTGGCCGTCGAGCCCGCTGCGTCTGAGTAGGTCGTCTGCAGGTTGGACGTGCCGGCCTCGTAATAATAGACCTTGCCGCCGGCCAGCGGATCGCCGCTCGAATCGAAGAACTGCGTGCCCTTGTGGCGGAACAGCTCGGTTGCGGCATCGAGGCCGGAGAACGACAGGGCGAGCGCGGCCAGCCCCGCGAGGCAGGTTTTGAGGTATCGGTTCATTTTGCGAATTTCCCAATAAAAAACCCCGCTGGTGAGGCGGGGTCAGTCAGTCGAACTGTTGCTCTTTTACAGGAGCGCAAAGAGCCTGTTGCATTCTCTGCGCAGCTCGCGGAACTGGAACTGCAGCGCCTGGACAAGCGAGTCCGGGATGCCGTCGCGACTTTCAGCGCTTTCCGCGACGTGCCCGAGCATGTTGACGTGTTCGTCGATCAGGCGCAGCGCGTCGTCGATCTTCTGGCGCCTGATGTGCTCGTTGCTAAGCGCCGGGTGGGCAAGTAGATTGAGTACAGGCATGGTAACCTCCTACACGGGTTGCTGTGTTTAGAGGGCTTGAGGTGTTAGCTCCACCTCTTGCCCTCGGTATGCCAAGTATGACGACGGCATACGCGTTGTCAAGCGCATTCTTGACATTCGCGGCATATTTCGTATCTTCGTCAGATGCCCGTGGAAAAAGACCCCAGAATCATCATTCCGATGTCGCAAGAGTTGGTTGCTGCCATCGATGAGTACCGTTTCGAAAACCGCCTTCCTTCGCGCGCCGAGGCTATACGCGGGCTCCTTGAGTTCGCACTTCAGACGGTGGCGCAGCAGGAACACGCTGACCAGAAGGAGAAGGCATGACCGACATTGTCGAACTTGAACGCCGCGTCGCCGCGCTGGAGGCTACTCAAAACGATACGACGCAAACCTTGCGCTGGGTCGTATCGAAGCTGGGTACAATGGCCGCCGTGCAAGCAGAGCATACGTTGCGTCTGGACCGCATAGAGAATGATCTCAGCGGGCTGCGCGGCGAATTTGGCGGCTTCAAGCGGGAGTTCCCGAAGATCGTTGCCGACACTATGCGCGAAGTTCTCAAAGAACAAAGAAGCGATTAAGGCGACGCCTGCATCTGTGTCGCGAAATCGAGAAACTCCGACAAGGCCCGGTCGAACTCGTCCGGGTTTTCGCGCGCCTGAGTAAGCGGATTGCGATCCGGCACCTGGGCCTTATCATATTGCGACAGCAGATTGCTGAGCGGTCCTGACGCGGCCGGGTCCTCAGCTCCGCCCTGCCAGGCATGCATGCCCTCTTCCATCGCGCCGCGTGTCATGTCGTAGGCCGCGACAGGCGGCAGGACGCGCCCCAGCGTCCGCTGCACTAACGGGTTGTTCATGAGCCGTCTGCCACCCTCATAGGCCGCCACGCCCGCGCCTGCGCCGCCCAGGCCGCGTGTGGTCTGTTCCACCGGTCCCATGTCGCGGGCCTCCGCATCGCTCGACGCCATGTCATAGCCGACGACGCCGGCGACGATCGGGCCTGCGATCGAGGGCAGCGTCTTCGTCGTTGCGGCCAGCGAGCCGATCTTCTTGCCGATCCGGCTGGCGAAGTTCGGCCCGGACTTGACGCGCAGGACGCGGGCGACCTCGGCGCGGTTCTGCGCGGTGACGTTCTTCTTGAGGTATTTCGCCGCCTCGGCCTTGGTCAGCTTGCCCTTTGCGCCAGCGGCGCGCGCGGCATCGACGAGCGTGTCTCGGTTCTGCGGGACGGGCGATTGCTGTGGCGGCGCGGCCGGAGGCGTCGATTGCGGTCCGGCGGGCCCGGAGGACGGCCCGGATGGCGGTCCACCAGCTGCAAGGGCGTTCGGAGGCGTGGACTGCGGGCCAGCGGCTGCAAGGGCGTTGGGTGGCCGCTTGGCACGCTCTCGCGCTTCCTCGAAGGCCTGCAGGCTGCTACCTGAGACCGTATCACCAGCGGTTTTATTGAGGCCGTACTGACCGACGACCTGTCCCATGCCCGCAGTCATGGTCGCCTGGCCGAGGTCCGTCAGCGCCTCGCGCGACGATTGCTCGTCAACATTCGGTGCGATGCCAAAGCGGCCGAGCGCACCCGTGGCGGCCATCGCCACGCCAGGTGCGAGCGTTCCGAGGCCGCGTCGCGGATTATAGAAACGCTTGCGTCTGGCTGTGCTGTGGCTTGCCTTATACTGCTCGCGAGCGTCGGGCGCATCGGGATTGATGGATCGTATGCGCTGTTCAAGAGCGCCGCTGTCGTCGAGCTTGGACTGTCCCTGTCGCCTGAGACGGCTTTCCTGCAGGGCCGTCAATCCGGTGCCGACCACGGCACCAGTCCCCAAAGCAGTCGCTGTCCGCGTGAACCGTGAGCGCTGCTGTTCAGGATCAGCCGCTGCAATCTGCTCGTCCAGCGTCCCGATCTGCTCCAGAATTTTCTGCTGGCGCGTTTCCGCAGCGGCGATCGCGTCCTGGTTTTTCTGGTATAGGCGGCGCTTTTCATCGCGTAGCTTGTCGCCGCCGACCCCTTTCAGCATCTGCTGAAGGTCCATCGACTCCGGCGGGGCGATCCGGTCAAGCAGCTTCTCAAGCTCTTTACGCCTGCGGACGAGATCCTTATATTCAGCCATTGCTTGTTCCCACGGAGGTATTCATGTTTGGACTTGATGCTGCCACATGGCTTGAGATCATCGGTATCCCTGCATCAGTTGTATTCAGCTACTTCTTCGCTCTGTACGTAATCCGGCCAATTCTCGACAGTTGTGATCGTCGCAAATAGCAACCTCTAGCCTGATTTACATCCCGCGCCGATGCGTGTACAAAATGTGTATGCGCGAACCGATCGATCTTCATGAGACATCTCCCGGAAATTGGGAGCCTCGACGGCATTTCGAAAAGCCTGACGGGCGCATCGACTTCAATAAGCTGAAGCCGGAAGACATCGCAGTTCTGCGCGCCCAGAACCGCAAGCCGCGGCGTCTGCCGACCGAGGATAATGGACTTGGTCTCCTGGTCTGGATCGTCGTCATTGTTATCCTATTCAGCATCTTCGGATGAAGCCGCATACGACGCCGCGATCGCGCTCAAGATGCGTCCCTGATCCGGCTTGAACTCGATCGTCTGCCCGATCGCCTTGCGCGCCAGGCTGCGCGAGGCAGCGTCCTGAGCCCCGAAGATGTTTGGCAGTGTCCGCGCCAGCCAATGGTACATCGTGCCCTGCCAGACTTTGCCCTGGAACGTCGAGCGCGTGCCCAGGCGGCGGAGCGTGTACTGCAGACCGCTGTTGCGCTTCTTGCGTCGCATGGCTTCAAGCGAATAGGACGAGCCGGACGGGTTGGGCGGCTTGTAGGACGTCCGCGCCACGGCCTTCTGAAAGCGCTTGATGAACTGCTGTTCTTCCCGCGTGAACAGCTGGTTAATGACTGATTTCTGATTGGAAAAGGCTTTGTTCATCGCCGTGTTGAGGTGGCCGGCCGAGAGGAGATTGCCGTCGCGGCCCGTCACCATCTTCAGGAAATAGGCTCCCTTCACCTGGTCGAGCTTCGAAGGGTCGTTCTTGAACACCGTCTTCAGCTGCTTGATCGCAGCGACGGTCCCGGCCTTGGGCGTGCCGGTGATGTTCGCGCCGAACAGCGTCTGCACGATGCGCTCCGGCGTGTCGGCATTCTCTGCCAGTTCGGTGAGGATCCTGCCTGCAGGCGTCAGCTTGCCGCGCTTGTCCTTCGGCTCGAAAAGCTGGCGCTGCTCGCGGGTGATCTGGCGCGCCTCCGCCACTTTCGCAGCCTGGTCTTTCGTGGTGAACTGCCCCGCACCTGTTCGCAGGGACTGGTTGGTGCTGATATCATCAAACCAGTCGTTGAACCCGTTGTAGATCGCGCGGGCGGCCGCCTTGTCCTGCTTGTCTACAGCGCCTTGGTATCGAGCCAGGAGGCGGCGGCGCATATTGTCCAGCGATGGCGCGCGCCCGGTTTTACCGAGGATCTCGTAAGGCGTGTTGGTCGGGATGTTGCGTGAATAGTCCGTCAGCTCGTTCATCATCTGGTGAGCCGTCGGCGTCAGCTTCTCGTCGGGAAAGAAACCGAGGTCATCGAATTGCTGACGCAAGTGCTGCGTCATGGCCTCGCGGGCTTTGCCCCCCGTCGCGGTCTCGGTCAAAACCGGATAGAGGTCTTCGACTTCTTTCCACACTTGCGTGACCTGGGCGTCAGAACCTGCGCGGGCGCTCCGCAGGCCCTCGCCGATCTCCTGCCCGGCTTCCGACAGGTTCGCGCCGGACTGTGGTGCAAGGTCCGTGCGCACACGTTCCGTTGCCTGGGTGATCGCACCGCGCTGCGTTTCGTCGAACTCCGATATCACCTCGCGCGCGCCCGGGCCGAACAACGAGCGGCGCATCTGCTCTTCAGTGTCGAGCTGTTCGGGAATTTTGGTGCGCTGGCCTTTCGTCGTCGGAATGCCAAACTCGCCGGACTCGATCCCGGCAGCCGTCGCGTGTGGGCTTTCCGCGCGCCGGAGCTGTGAGAGCTGCCGCGCCACTTCGCCCTGGATCTGATCGGGGTCGAGGCCCAGCCGCTGCGCTTCATTCCGTCCGGCCTTTGTCAGCGTGCCGGTCGCCTCGTCGAAATATGTCGGCTCTGTGAATCGGCGCCAAAGCTTGCTCAGGCCGACGCCCGCAACCTCGCCAGCGCCGCCGAACAGGGCGGTGATCCCGGCCTTGGGCAGATCGACGGGCTGATCAGCTCCGATGTCCTGCCCGATGCTGACGCCGCCTGCAGCCATCCCTTGCGCAGGGGCACGGGTCAGCAGCGATCTATTCAGGCCGGGAATGCGTGATGTCAGGAAAGCGGCCGCCAGATATGGAACCGATCCGGAAATGAAGCGATCGACGTCCTGCCAGTCGAGACCTGGCTGATTGACATAGGTCTCGTATTCCTTGCCGTCATCGCCGACATAGCGGACGATCTCGTTGCCCTGGTCGTCGGTCTTCACTTCCTGCACGCGGTCGCCGAGCGTCTGCATCACGAGGCGGCGATGAGCAGGCTCCTCGAAACCGGCCGCCGACATCTTGCCGCGTTGAAGCTTGCTGAAATCGTCCAGGCTGCGAATGCCTTCCCCAGAGAAACCGGCGGTCTCGGCATAGCGCGGATCGCGTTCGGGGAATGCGGCGTCATAGGCGCTCGTGGCGAGCTGGCCAGCACCCTTGACGCGCCGCCCGAGCCAGGTCTGATCGAGAAAGCCGCCGTCCTGCTGTTCTTCGTCGACGACAGGATCGGCTTCCCAGGGCGATTCGCTCAGATCCCCGACGACAGGGTCGTTTTCCCAGGGGCGATCGTTCATCGACCGCCGCCCTTCGTCTTGATCCTGCCTTCAGGATCGATGTAGCGCGCGCCAGGCTGCACGGCGTTGTATGACTTCACGTCAGTGACTTTTGGCAGCACACCGGCTGCCGGCGATTGCTGCTTCCCGCGTGACGCAACACCCCTTGCGCTCTCCATCATCTCGTCAGTGAAGACGGGGTTTTGCTCGTTGTGCTGCGCCAGGACGCTATACCAGCCATCGTCGAGCCTACCGCCATGCTGCTGGGCATACTGACGGGCGAGCTGCGCAATCTCGACCTTGCGCTCTTCCTTCGCGATCATCAGTTCAACGAGCAGTTTTCGCCCGGCTGCCGTGTCGCCGATACTCGGCGGAATGCTCAGCAAAAATTCGCGGTCAGGATTCGACAGGGGGCCGGGCAGATCGTCTTTGAGACTGAGCGCCATTTCCGATGTGATGCGCCGGGCGGCGTCAGCAGATTCGACGCCCTTGATATCCATGCCGAGCAAGGTCTGGCCTGCACGCTTCAGCGCATTGATCGATTGAGCGCCGGTGCCGGTGTAAACGTTCGGATCGCTGAGCAGAGAATCGATCTGGCGGAGTTGGCCGATCCGGCTGACTGCGCCTTGCGCTTCCTGCTGCACCTGCCCGTAATCCTTGGCGATCGCTTCGCCGCGCGTCTTGTCGTAGGACTTCTCGCCGGTGATCTCGACAAGAGGGGCCTTGGACGATTTCTTGTACTCTTCGAACGAGATCGGCGGCAGCCCTTGCGCCTGGCGCTGCTGCATCGCGAACTCGTATTCCTGTATGCCCGCTGTCGGCTTTGCGCCTGCACCCAGCTTCCGCCGCGCCAGCTCCTGGTCGATCGCCGTCTTCGTCTCCCCGGCGCGCGCCAGCACAACGTCGAGCATGCCGAAGTCGTCAAATTCTTCGCCAACCTGCATGCCGGTCTTCCTGGCTTGCTCGACCGCATTTGCCCAGGCATGCGGCTGCGCGTCAGGCGGCAGGTTCTTGATTGACAGTGCCAGATTGCCGAGCACTGTGTTGAAGCGGTTCGCCTTCTCCAGCTTGGCGGTCTCGGCCCGGCTGGCGGCGGCTTCGAATTCCTTCCGCATCGCCATCGCCGCGTCGAGCTGACCGCCCTTCGCGAGTGCGTTGACGGTGCCGGTCTGGTCGCCCTGCGCGAACCGCTCTCCGGCCTCGCTAAGCGTGCTCTGCTCCCGCATATGCTGGCCCGTTGCAAGGCCGCGCTGGTGCTGCGACAGGATGTTGTCGACGTTGGGTATGTAGGGATTATCGAACGCCATCACGACCACCACGCTTTGTTAGACAGACCAGGACCAACCGCGGCTGCACCGCCCTGACCGGACGCCATACCCTGCTGCCACATGTTATAACCCGCCAGGTTGGACAGCCCGCCCGAGATCGCATTGCCCGCGCCCATGATGCCCTGCCCCTGATAAAGGCCGGCCTGGGCGAGGGCATTGCCTTGCGACTGGGCCGACTGCTGCCCGAAGCCCGCGAGCGACTGGGCTGCGCCGCGCCCGGTATCGACCAGCCCGCCGAGCTGCGACAGGCGGTTCTGATACTGTCCGTAGATCGCGTTCTGTCCGGTCTTGAGCAGCGCGTTGGCCAGGCCGCCGCCGGTGTTGCCGAGGATCGAATACTTCTTCATCGTCTCCGACAGCGCGTTATTAAGTGATGTCTCGAAGCCTGGATCGGTCTGGAAATCGTCGTAAAAACCCTGCTGCGCATCCTGACCGTGCAAACCGACGGCGGTCTCGTACTGTTTAAGCGCGTTTTGACCTGCGCCGGTATAGGGCGAGAGCATCTCTTTGGTCTCGGCGTATTGCTGCGCCTGCAGCTTTTGGGACTGCTTCGCCCCCTTCGCCGCCTTGTTCGCGCCGTAGATCGATGACCCCGCGCCGATCAGCGCCGACCCGATCAGGGCCGTCGTTGTGCCGATTGCCATATCGGAAATCCTCTACAGAGTTTTGATGAATTGCCGCTCAAGCGGTTCATATCCGAGGCGCTCATAAAGCGCGGAGACGGCCTCGTTCGGCGAGACCATGAGGCTTTTGGTAATGCCGTTGGCGCGCGCCCATTCCTCCGCCGTCAGCAGCAGCTTGACGCCGCTGCCACGCGCTTTCGGCAGCACGTACCAGAACAGCTCCGACAGCACCGGCTCGCCGGAGAAAGGGTGCCGCGTCGCGATGACGCCGATCATGCCGACGACCTGTCCGTTCTGCTCGCTGACGAACACCACGCCGTGCGGCACATCGATCAGCATGGTGGCCAATTCGCGCATGGCGGTTATGTCGGTCCGCAGGTGCCGCCCGTAGATGCTTTCGCGCATGAACAGCACGCCGAGCGCCACGAGGCGCGGGACATCATCGAGCGTTGCTTCGCGGATCACGTCACGGTCACGCTGGCGTCGTCGCAGCGTTGCCAGTTCGTGCCGTCCGAAAAGGCAATGCAGGGCGTTCCGCCCGCATCGGACACGTAGACCATCGACCCGGCGGATACGGTCGAAGCATCGGGCAGCGTCGCGACAGTGTAGCTGCGGGCGCGAAGTTGGCCGGTGGCGTAAATGCGGTTGATGGCCTCGACGACGAGCCGATAAGAGCCGGCGAACTCCAACCCTAGTTTGCCGAGCAAGTCCCTCGGAATGCTGATCGTCATGTCGCCGGCCTTGCATGCAGATAGGCTTGAACCGTGCCGCGCAGAACCGGCGCGGACGAACGGATACGCCAGATGCGGCCGGTCTCGGTGACCTTGCCCCAGTTGTTCATCCGTATGCGTCTCTTGCGCTCACCGATCTTGCCGAGCTCGCCCGTGCGTTCGGCCTCGAACGTCGCGCCGCCATCGTCGGAATAGTCGATCATGACCTTGGGATCGGCGATGTTGTCATCGGCGCTCTGCTGCCCGACGCCGGAGATCACATCGAGCTCGAAGGCATCGACCAGCATCGCGTCGGGAAAATTGTGGCTGTGCGCGCACCAGATTTCCGTGACGAGGTTCTCGCCTCCCTCATCGAACGTCTCCGGATCGATCTGGTAGATCTTGCCGTCACTGTTCGAGCCGACGATATAAGCGCCGTTGTACTGCTGCGATGAGGATGCCAGCCAACGGGCTGCACCATAGCTCATACGCTCGGCCCAGGTCCCGTTGACCAGATCGAACTGCCAGGTCCAGCTTGCCGACGACATGGTGTAATACTGGTGGCCGTGGAAGCTGAAGGTGAAGGCCTCGATCGCGCGGCGCTGCGCATCCGTCAGGCTGGCAATGGCGCGCTCAACGGCATGCGTCGAAATCCTTTGCGCGGAGCCGTCGCGACCATAACGGACGATGCCGTCATTATCGACCCAGACCAGACCGCGTTCGAGCTCTTCGATGGAAAACGCGGCAATACACCCGATCGGAATGTCCTGCTGGATCGGCGCAAAGACGAAGTTCTCAGCCGCAAGCGCCGGATCGGATTGCCAGATCTCCGTGCCCTTCTGCTTGAAGACATAGACGAAACCGGCATGCGATTTGACGCGCACCAGGTTGGATGAGTCCGAGCGCGCCGTGCCGAATGCATCGCCCTGGATCTCTGTGCCGTCTTCGAGATCGGATGAATAGATCCGCCCGTCCTCGATGCCGAACAGGAAGAAGCCGTCCTGATAATCGATCGAATTTGGCGTCGGCAGATCGGCGTCACTGATCTGGGTCAGCGTGCCGCCCGACAGGATGTAATACTGGCCGGAGCCGGTCACGATCCCGATCTCCGGCACAGTCGCCCGATTGCGCGCCAGGGACAAACGCCCGGAGCCGACGATCGTCGCGAGCTGCGTGCCGACGAAGCCCTGGTCGTAGCTGTAGATCTGATTGCCGGTGAAATGGATCAACTCGTTCGAGGTCAGCTCGATCATGCCGCGTGACGCGCCGGTCAGGCTGTCGCTATCCTTGCGGTCAAGGCCGGGCGCATTGTAGATGACGAGCTTGTTCTTGGCGTCGGCGCCGGCGTCCTCGGCATAGGCGTTGATCAGCCGGACATTGGCGACCTGTCCGCTGCGGCCGATATTAGACTGCGTCGGCAGGGTGAGCGCGAGCTTTGCCATTCAGCGCTCACCGGGGCAAAAGACGATCGTATCCTCGCGGTCGTAGTCCATCGCGTCCAGGGCCAACATCTCCGCGCGAGCGACGATGCGCTGGGCGGTCACGCCCTCGATGCCGTGATTGTCGAGAAGCCGGGCAGCAAGATTATACGCGACGGCCTCCAGCCCCCAGTCCTCGACGTCGATATCGTCGTCAACGTCGTCGATATCGTCGAAGCGCTTCTGATAGGTGACGCGCAGCGTTTCGGTGGTGATCGTCGCCTTGACCGGCCAGACATAGAGCGTCTGCGCGCCGCGCTGCGGATCGAAATACCACTGCGTCGGAATGCCGGCCGCCGCCTTGTCGGGCAGCTCGAAATACTCCGTACGCGTCATCAGTTCCATCGGCAGATCGATGGTGTTCGTGTCGCGATAGCGCATGTCGAGAATGCGCAGAGGGTTGAGCGTTGCGAACAGGTTGTAGCTCTGCGTGGCATCGGTCAGCGTGACGCTGCCTTCGGTCTTTTTCCAGAGGTGCGGGCCCTTCATCTGCCAGCTTTTCAGCATCATGTTGAGGGCGATGCGCGCGTCCTCCATCTCGTCCGCCGAAATCGACGCACCAAGACCGACGACGCTGATCTTCTTGAGCGCAAAGGTGATCAGCTCGCGGGCGTTGCGCGAGAAATCGTAGGAGCCGGACAGCGCCATTTACAGGTCGTCCCTTGTCACTTCGTTGTCTTCGAGAAAAACGTCAGTGGGCGGATTGGAATACGGCGGCGCGATATCGTCCTTGCGCCCGCGCACGTGGTCCTGCGGATGCCGGGGCTCCCAGCAGTCCGAGCACACGCGCAGGCCCGTCCATTCTTTGCGGACTTCGCTGGCGTATTTCGTGAAGCCGCAGCGCTGGCATCGATAGAGCCAGTCGCCGGGCTTGTGCGTATTGCGGGGGGGCATCAGTCGAACTTTTTGACCATCTCCAGCTTGATCGTGTAGCTGGAATCAAGTTCGAACCCTTCGGTGGAAAGCAGAATATCGCCGGTCCGGCTTTCATCGGCGTTGTTCTGCAGCCCGCCTTCCTTGCGATAACAGGTCTCGTTCTGGCCGGACAGTTGGGCAAAGACGAGGGGCGTATCAGCCGCCCAGGAGAGCGTGACGACCCCGCCATGAACATCGTGGGTAATCTTATCGATCCGCACTCTGTCGCATGGCGGCATCAATTCGGAGACATCAACCTTGATGACGTCGGCCTCCTGGCCGCTGCCATCGGAGATGCCGGTGAACTGCATGACGACATTACGAACGCCATCATGCAGGATTTGGCTGGTCGGGGCGATTGCCATTAGACGTCAACTTCAGCCCAGACCAGGGACATCGTGAACAGGGCGGTCTGGGCCACCGAACCGCAGACGAAGAGGAATTGGCCGTAGGGCACAATCACGGCCCCATCGAAGTCGTGGGACATTGTGAAGATACCGAGCCCCTCGGTAGCCGACTCGATACTCGATCCGGTCCAATAACAAGCCGTATTGCCAACGACAGTGGCAGCAGACGGCGTGAACCGCATGCCTGAGGCATCGCCCTGGCTGATCCTGGCGTTGCGGATGGTGGTGCCCAGGACGCCGTCGGTAAACGCGGTGATGTTGCTACCCGTCGCAACGGCGGTCGCAGAGACGTTCGCCAAGCCGATTTCACCCAAGGCGATGGTGCCTGACGTGTAGCCGATGTTCAGCCTGAGGAGCACCGCAAGTTTGCCGGGATTGGTGTTCCAAAGCCCGAAAGTCGCAGCCGTGCCGGTCGAGATCGGAAACGCCGTGCCAGCGACAGCTGTAGACCCGATGAAGACGCGACCAAGGTAAGCGTCCTCGTAGTATTTCAGTCGTGAAGCCAGAGCCATTTGGCCCTCCTGTGTAAGCTATGGATGTGGGGGACTACTGATTAGTCAGGATGCCGCCGAGGATGATCGCGCCCTGGCTGATGCCGGCCCCAGGATCAATCAACCGGCTCAGCGTGACCACCATCGCCATCAGCACCGGGATCGGGCGTGATGTTGTAGACAACGCCATCCGTCGACGCATCCCACGCGGCAGCGCCAACGCCGACAAGACCGCAATTATCGATCACGATCGTGCCGCCCTGCGACGCCCCGGTATCGAACGCTTCGGTCATCTCCGTCGCCGTCGATTCTACGGCATTGTGGAATAGGCAATTCTTGAACCAGAGGAAGCGATCGAGCGCGCCGGCGGCAGAGGTGTCGAGGAAGGTGAACCCGGACGCAGCCGCAAATGTCGGGAAGAGGCAGTCGACGAATTTAACGCGCGTCACCGCGTTCGCGCACAGCATTTCCGACGTGGCAGTGCCCCTGGTGACGGTATCGAGCCCGATCACGCATTTATCGAAGATCGTCTCGGCGGCGCCGTTCAGATAGAGGGTCTTGGCGGCAGCAACGTCCATGCTGTCGTCCCCGATGCCGGCGATGTGGCAATTGTGGAAACGATTGCGCTCGCCGGTCACTTCCAATGCGATCGGTGTCGTCGCGGTCGAAGAGCCAACGCCCTGGAAGATGTGGATATTGCTGATAAAGCAGTTCGAAGCAGAAACCGTGAAGAGTGAATCGATGGTCAGCACGGTCGACAACTGCGCGATACGGGAGCGCTGGCCCATGAAGGAGCCGGCATTGATGCCGATCAGGTGGACCCCGTCCTTGTTCCAGTCGAGTGCCGTTGAAAGATCGTCCGTCGTCTCGGCCGCCGAATTGCCCGAAGCAATCTGAAAGACCACGTCGTTCTTGTCCTCGCGGGCAAGCGACAACGCCTTGCTGAGTGTCTTGACCGACCGTTTCGGCGTCTTGCCGTCATTGCCGTCGGAAGCGCCGTTTTCGCTACCTGAGCGATGAGGCGCAACGAAGATCGGCCGCGATGCAATGCCAAAAGGAATGCCAGGATTGACGGGTACGCCGCCCATTTGGAAAACCATGTCACCAAAAGTCGTCATGTCAGTCTCCGTTGTGCGCATGGCAGCCGGAGCAGCCAGGGATGACGGACCCCACCATGCGCAGATGATTGAGAAGGAAGGAAAATCGAGGCAGGCCCGAAGGCCTTGCCTCATCGCGCGATGCCTATGCGCCCTGCGACGCGAAGTAGCTGCGGAAGTCGGTCCATCCGACGCTGAACCGCATCACCGCCATGTACTTCATGTTCTTGGTATTGAAGTCGTTGTCGCGGTCGAACATCATCTCCTTGCGATTGATGAAGGTCGCGCCGGCCGGGGCGTTGGTCTTGACGAACCAGTCGTCGACACCGGTCAGATGCGGATTGACGATCGGCTTTTTCTGCATCAACCCCATGTCGCGGATCGCGTTGGTGGCGTTGTTGGCCGTATCGTTCTGCCGTTCCGACTTCAGCACCCGGACTGCTTCGAACATCAGATCCGGAGGGATCAACAGATCCATGGGCATGAGAGAGATCTCAAGCCCGCGGCTGTTGGTCGCCTTGCGGATCTGGATGATCAGGTCCTCAAGCGCCGTTTCGGAAAAGTCCGCACCCGGATTAAGTTCGTTCGACTGCGTCCCATTCACCGTCGGATGATCGGTGGCGAACCATTCCTTGGCGTCGCCGCCAGGGAAGGCCGAGTCGAAGCCGTTGTTGAAGGCGTTCGCGGCCACGATCTGCCTTGTGGTCTCCATCGAGAAGGACAGGCCAGTCGTGCGGCGGCGAGTGACCACCTCGTAAAGGCCGTCCTCCTGCTCCTCCCAGGTGCAGATATAGCCGAGGCCATAGACCACATGGGTGTAGCGCTTGATGGTGCCCTGCGATTCGCTGTCGAAGGAGACATCGCCGCCCTGATCCTTCACCGGCGCAAGGCCGAATCCGGTCAGCTCGACGTCCTCTTCGTAGTTCTTCGTGGACCCCTTGACCTCGAACATCTCGGTATGAAATTTCGGGTGCTTATTGTACTCGCGGCCCCACCAGCGATAAACGCCTTCCTGTAGGGCTTTGGGGATATTGCCGGTTGTGATAATGCCAGCCATTGGTGCCTCCTCTTAGTTCACGCCAGCGAAGGCATCGACGAGCTGGTGATTGTTCAGACGAACAAGCCAGCGGGCGTTTACCCCGAATGCGTTGCGGGGATTGCGGTCGAGGCCGTAGAGCACGACGTCGTCCGTTGCCGTCTGGCCAACATTCGATGAATCCAACTCAAGGGTCGAATAGCCGGTGGTGGTGTCGGGCGTTGCGAAGCCGGTCAACAAGCACGTCGAAGAGACGTCGGTCGCCGCGAGAGCGCCGCCAACGCTGTCTTCCTGGACGGAGAACAGCAGCTGCGGATCGTCCGCCACCAGCACGTAGCGCTCGGTGTCGTCGGCCCGGTAGACCAGCGAGTCCGCCGTCACCGGCTCAACAGCAATGATCACGCCGATCACTGCATCACCTGTGGAGACGTTGCCGGTTACCGACGCGACGCCATCAGCGTCAGCGCTGCCCGCCAGCTTGACGAGGTCGCCAAGCCCATAGTCGCCGTCGGAGTCGGTCGAGGGGATGTAATACCTCCCGCACTTTCCGGTCCACGCGGCGCCATTGAGATACCGACGCGGCCACAGGCCGTTCGGTGCATCAACATTTGCCATTTTGGATAAGTCCTAGGTTGGATAGCGCAGGCCTCAAAAGGCGCGCTTTAGGGTGTGTAATCACCGTGGCTGATCCGGATGCCGACGTCGGGCACATAGGCCTGGTCGGCGTGGATCGGCTCACCGTCCTTCGCGGCGGTCTTGCCGCGCTTGATCGCATCCATCGTCTTCTGGCGCTCGGCGCGCTTTTCGATCATGTCTTCCTTGTGGAAATCGATAGGTTTGCGCACCAGGAAATGGCGCACGGGATTGCCGAACTGGTCGACGCCGGCATGGCGCTCGATGCGCGTGCCCAGCCCCGTATTGCGGCCGTCGCCGGCCGTCTCCTTGTCGGTGACGAAATCATAATCGTCGTTCACGGTCAGCTCTTCGACGCGGCCGGGCCGGTCGGCGAGCCAGTAATAGCGGTAGTTAGGATCGTTCTCCAGATGTGGAGGGATCGTCAGTTTCAGCCGCGATTTGAACCCCATGCCCTTGCGGCGGCGGCGTTCGCGGGTTGCGGCCTCCGCGCGTGGATGCACGGTCTGTTCCACAGGCTTTTGCGCGGCTGGGCGCGCTGGTTTGCGGCGTGCTGATGCAGCCATCATGATCTCCAATAGGTCTTGGCGGCGTCAGCCTCATCCTTGTAGAGGCCCTCGCCGATGTGGCGTTTCAGGATCGCTTTCTCTTCGGCCGGAATGTCGCTGAAGCCCTTCTGCCTGCCCTGTCGTGACGGCATGCGGCTTGACCCGTCCAGCTGCGGCCCGCGCCGTGCCTGGCGATCTTCGCCCTGCTCACGGTCGTTGCCGTTGCCGCGGGGCTTTGCCGTCCTCACCGTGCCGGGCCACGCCTCGTTGATGCGCTCCTCGACATGGGCGAGATGATCGGCAACCGATGCATTCGGATTGAGCGCCTCGGACTCGGAGAAAAATGCGATCGCGGCCTGCCATTTCGCCGGTGCGTAGGCGATGGCGGGATTGGCCTTGACCCAAGCGTCTACGGTCGGGTCGGGCTGTTGAGCCTGCCTCTGCGCAGGTTTCTCGGCGAATTCGGCGTCTTCCTTCGCGAAATCCTCACGGACTTTCGTTTCGATCTCGGTCAGCTCGTCGAACGCATCGACGTCTCCGGCCTCGGTGGCCGCTCTCTGCTGGGCTTTCAGGTTGGCGAACGTCTGCTCGCGCTGGCGCTTCAGCGCCGTCTGGTTGGCCTTGTCGAGCCGGGCCAGCCGGTCCGCGAAAGCCTGTTGCTGCTGCGCTGCTGTCGATTTCAGCTCGCTCAGCTCACGGTTCTGCCGGTCGATCGTCTCACGCAGACGCGCCGGTTTCAGCCGGTCGAGGAATTCGTCGGCATCGACCCAGCCGGATTTGTCCCCCTTCCACTGATCGACTGGCTTCCAGCCATGTCCGCGCGCTTCCTCTTCGGCTTTGGCGCGGGCCTCTACTTCTGCTTCGTCGCCGCCTGCATCGATTGCTTCTTCATCGGCGCGAACGTCATCCTTCAGCTCTTCAGAGAGCTGTTCGTCGTCCATGGTCATGTTGGTCTGCTCAGTTCAAGGTTGGCGATATTTCCGGATAGCGCCGCTTCATCTCGACGGCGACCTGTTCAAGGTTGTCTTCGAGCGGCTCTCCGGGATGCGTGCGCTGCCGCATGAGGTGCACCGACTGCGCTTCAAGGCGCAGCGCTTCGTCCTGCAGATACCAGGGGTTCCAGGCGATCCAGTTCTGCACGGTCATCAGGTCGGTCTTGACCGCAGCCTGCGTTTCGGCAGGCAATGGTTCCGGATGTTTAGGCTGCTCCGGCTGCAGGATGTATTTGCGCCAGACGAACAGAGCGGCGAAACCGCCTGCCATCGACGCGGCGAACGCCAGCAACAGGATGAGTGCGTCGGCTGGCATTACGCGCCCTCAGACCACATGCCGAATTCATGGCGCTGCTTGTGATGGGCAGCCCATGCATCTCGGCCATTCATGATTTCGTTCGGAACCAGGACGATCGTGCAATCGAGTTCACGCGCGATGCGCATTGAATGGACCGAGTTGTCTCTTGAGCAAAAAACGATCAGATCAGAGGTATCGACGCCCATTTCGCAGGCGACGTCCTCAATTGCGGTTGCAGTCAAATCCGATTGGATGTGGACTTTGCGCAGCGCGCTTGGGCTCACATATCCGCTCAAAACTCGAAGTCCTTGGCGTCGAATGGAAATCCGAGGACAGCGGCCACGTCCTCGTCGTTCATCATCTTGTATATGCGGCCGTCCTTGCCCTTGACCACCATGCCGGCGTAACGCACGAAAGCGACGCGATCGCCGATGCCTGGGCGAAAGGATGCGTCGTCCGACATGAACGAGAACGCCTCGTCACCCATGTCGATGATTGTACCCGTCACGCATGCGCTCTGGCGCTGATCGCGTGCCCAGACCGGCACGTAGATGCCGCCAGCCGTGCGCTCGGGCACATCGTCGGGCAGGATCAACAGCTTGGAATAGACCGGGCGAATATCCGGATCGAGCGGGGTTTCCTCTCTAGCCATTGTCAGCCTGCTCCACTTCCGCCAGCGCTGTGGCCTCCGGCGTCAAATCCTCGCCCGTCTCGGGCTGTTCAAGGCGTTCAGCCTGATGCCAGTCTCCGCACCAGACGTTGTCGTTCACCGGCGGAAAAAAGCCGTTGACGATCGGATTGGCGACAGTATGCCCATTAAGCCCTGGCACACGCGGCTGTTGCTGTACGCCGATCAGTAGCGGCGATGGCGCACGCGCTCGACATTGGCCGGTGCGGGAGCTTTGTTTCGAGGGGCAGTAAAAGGTGCAGGTTCTACAGGTTTTCTCGTCAGTCACAGGTCACTCCTGTTGGTCTTCCTCAGGGTTGAGCCACTCATGCAGCTCGTCGAACGTCAGCTCTCTGATCGATTCCAGCGTCTCGTAATGCTCGCGCAGACAGGCGTGGCGCTCTGGCGATAGCGGGCCGCCCCAGGCCTCGGCGTCGTGCATGGCTTTCGCCGCGTCCATCCGGTCGGCAAGATAGCGGTCGAGGATCAGCTCGGTCAGCGCCTGGCTTCGCCACAGCTCGAAATCATCGCGGGTGAGTTTCATCGGCCGCCATGTTTTGAGCGAACATGAATCTTCTTCTCATCAAAAATTGAGTAATTTCCAGGTAATGTACTTTCATCTGCATAATAGTCGCCTGTATGCAATGCAGAGCTGTGATCTCTGAACTGAATTCCGGGTATCCGCCAATGCCTGTTCAAAAGCATCGGGCTGTTGTTTAGCTCTCTCCAGAGCGTTCATTGCTCGCCGCCGCCTTCAGCGCGATCTACCTTGGCCGCTGTCCGCGCCTCGGTGCGTGTCTTCTCGACCTGTGCCTCGGTCAGCGCGAGGTTCAACTCGCGGTCGGCATCGACCGCACCGGACGCCATCTCGGCAAATTGCTGTGCAACCTCCTGGCGCAAACCTTCGGTCTCGATCGCCGTCTTGGCCGCGTCGGCCTGGGCCTTGCCGATCTCGGATTCGGCCCGCCTTCCCTCGATCTGCGCCTCGATCTTCATCTTGTTCGCCGCCGCGATGTCCTTGACCGCACGAGCGTTCTTGGCGCGCAGCTCGACCTTGACGCTCTCCATCGCGATCGGGTCAGGCCCCTGTTCGGGCAGGATCAGCTTGTCGATGTCCTCGATCTGGGCAGCCTGGTAGTAGCGTCGCAGCGCTTCTTCACCGTTGACCTTCGGGTGCTCGATCGTGCTCCAGATCACCTGCGCCTTGCCGAGCGCCTGCATATCCGTGACGGCCGTCGGATCGGCAACTGGCGTAACATTGCGGTCTCTGTGATCGTAATCGGCCTGCATCGATGGCGGCGTGAGCCTTGCCATGATCTCGGGCGGGATCTGCAGAGGTTGCTGTTGCTGTTGCATTGCGCCGGGCATTCCTGGCTGTCCCTGGTTGCCCTCGGCCTGCATCGGGGGCTCGCCGCCCTGCGGGGGCTCCGCGCCGGGCATTCCCGGCTGCTCCATTCCCGGCTGTGGCATTCCCTGCGGTGCGCCGCCCTGTGGGGGCTGCCCATCCATCGGCGGACCGCCATTGTGGCCCATCATCGCCTGTTGCTGCAGCTGCTCGACCTGCTGCACGAGCTCCTGATCAGGCTCCCAGTCGATGATCTCGGCATACGCCTCCTCATCGGGAAAGCGGCGGTTCAACTCGTAAAGCAGCTCGAACTCGCGCTTGAGCGAACGGAACAGCCGCTTGACGATCGCGGTGAAGACTTTCAGCCCCTGCTCGATGAGCGCCAAGAGCGTCGTCGGCTGCATGGTGCTGGCGGACTTCTCGCCGGTCAGGATCTCCTGGATCGAGGCAATCTGCTTGCCTGCGTCGAGCATCAGCCCGAGAAGCTGGAACAGCACGGGTGACGGTCCCTGGAACTGATGCGGAACGATCGCCTCGCGGATCTTCTGGCCCGGCACGTTGACCACGGTCCACTCATTGAGCGACACGGTGATCTTGGATTTCTTGACGTTCAGCCCGGAGCCGATAAAGCCGCCGCCCTTGTTCTGCAGCGTGGCCGCATCCATCATCGCGTTGAGCGAGGAATTGATCGTCTCGCCGATCGACTTGAGCAGCCGTCCGAAACCGACGCCGTAATAGCCGCCGTTCGGATCGGGAATGAACGGGAAGCCGACAAAATACTGGTAGCGCGGCAGCTTGGCCAGCTCGCCATGCCGGTTCAGCCGGGCGTTCTCCAGATCGTAATTGGCCTGCAGGCGAACGAGCTTGCCGGATGATTTATGCACTGTGGCGATCCACGGCTCGGCCAGGCCGTCGCCATCCAGATCCCAGTTGCGGTACTGCACGAGGAACAGATGCGGCGCATCCTCGTCGGTCTGCGCGCGGTTGGCGTCCTTGTCTGCCTCATCGGCCTGCTCGGCGCCAGCAGCGGCATATTCGAACGGGATGAAGGCTTCGTCCCTGATGCGCTCCTCGATCTCGTACGGGTAAAGCTCCATCTCTTCGGTGGCGCGCGGCACGCGGCGGATGTCCTTCGTGTTCTGATGAACGACGAGGTTCATTGCACTGACGAATTCGGACAGGTTCTCGCGGGACTCGTGGTTACGGTAGACCTTCTTGAAGCCGTGCCCGAGGATCGGCAGCTGGTGGAGCATGACATCGAGGTCGCTTTCCCAGCCGTCCTGCTCCTCAAGCAGCTGGTACGACATATGCATGCCGATGCGGTCGGCGCGTTCCTGCTTCAGGCCATAAGGGTCAGGGCCTATCGTCTTTACACGGACAACCTTGTCGCCCTGCACGATCGCCGGGTAGGACCGCGCGCCGAACTGCAGAGCAGCCGTCGTCAGCAGCGGGAACTTGATGTTCGCCGCGCCTGGGAACGGATGCGCCTTCGGCTCAGTCTTCTGCAGCACGGCATCCATCGCCGAGCGCGCCTCGTCTTCCCAGTCCGACCGCGACGACTTATCGATCTGGTATTCCTCGATGACGCGATCAGCGATGCGGCCCAGCTCGGATTCGTCGATCTCGAAGGCGACGTTAGGCATTTCGACCCAGGCGGCGAGCTGCTCGATCGGGTTTGGCGGTTGACCTTCGTCAAGCGGCTGCTGCTCCGGCTCCTCGCCGTCGAACGGGATCAGTTCAGCGGTGGACATCGGCTAGACGACAATCCAGTCATCAGCCAACAGATCGGCCTGAGATGCCAGCCAACCAGGCTGCCATTCCTTCTGCGCCGTATACATAGCGACGTATGGACGGCAGTTCAGCGGCTGGTCCTCGCCGATCCACTTGGCCGTTCTGTCGTTAACCTTACGCTCGGTGCCTTGTGTGTTGTATGGCGGCAACCTCAGCTCGGGCATGAGCACAATGAACATGTCCTTGCCATTCCAGCCGGATCGGCTGACACGCTTGCCCGCCTTCAGATCAATCAACGCCTGCGAAAAATCCATCATCAATACCCCGTCACGCTGGACCGCCCGTCATTGCGCGGCATCTCGATTTCGTCCTCATCGAACGGCTCGGTCATCGCATGTTGCATCCCGGTCATGATCAGATATCGGGTCGCGTCCATTGCGTGATCGTTTTCCTTGACAACCTTGCCGTTCTCGTCGCGCCGGTAGATCCGGAACTCGCGTATCCAGTTGACGAGCGTCGAGAACACCTTGAGGCGGCCCGATGCCATGCGGCGATAGCAAGCGAGAATGCCAGCCTCGACGCTGTTGTCTGCCTCGACCAGGTTCATGCGCAACTCGCGGTAGACATCCAGCAGCTTGCGCCCGTCCAACTGGCTTGATCCTGCCGACGCCGGGTCGATCGCGCCCCACATCCAGTCACCGCGCTGCCGGATTGCATCGGCATGTACCTGCGGCGGTTGCTGGCCCATATAATGTTCAGACGTCAGATAGACGGTATTGCTGTCCCTGTCCCATGCGCCCCAGATCGCCGCCGTCGTCTTCCATCCCACGTCCATCCCAAAGGCGCGCGGCCAGTGCGGCGGGATCTCGATCGGCGAAATGATCAGGTCGCGCTCGTCGACCGGATAGATGCGCCCAGCGCCCAGCATCGGCACGCCTTTGGCGCGCGCATCACGCTCATGCGGCGGGAAGGCTTCGAGCATTTCGATCTGCTGTTGCTCCGAGAGGTGCGGGACGTCTGACCAGCCTATCTGGATTGCGAAGCGGGACATTGCCTGGGTTGCGGGCCTTCCACCCGCTTGCGGCTACCACTCTGTTGGGTGGCGGGGCCGTGCTCTTGCCCGCGCTTCGGGGTATCGGTCTGCTGTTCGTATGATGCGATCGCGCGACCGCAAGGTGTGCTGTCGAAAACGGAACTCATAACTAGAAGCGAACGGTCCTTGTTTTTAGACCAATGGCGAAGCGGCGGCCCTCATTTTTGGGGCGATACTTCGGGCCGAAATAGCTGAGCGAGTAGCCAAATGCTCTCAGCGTCCAGCCGCTTGGATCAACATTCGGGTAACACATTAACGAGATCATTTCGTCACCGTTGGCGCCATCTCTGGCAAATACATCAGAACCACGTCGGACAATCCCTCAAGCGGCGTGAATGTCGACAGCATCAGCCCGTTCGTCGTCATCAGCCGCGCCATGCATTCCGAATAGACAGGCGCTGGCGGCTCCTCATCGAGCCAGATGCCATGCTTGGCTGTGCCTTGAAACTTGCGCCGCCCCTGATCGTAGGACTTGAAACCGAGATAGCTGACGCCTCCCGATTTATGACGTACGCGGACCGTATCGACCGCGCCGGACAGCCCGCTCCGGTGCGTTGGCTCGCCGATGATGCACTCGCCAGGGATCAGCCCCGTGCCGTATTCACCAGGCGGCCCAACCAGGGCAAGCTGCGGGATGTCGCGCGTCGTCTCGGTCGTGTCGCCAGCTACCCACCAATCGACCGGCTGGTCGAAGCGGTAGCCTGGCCACCACTCAGGATACTCGCCGGTCAGATGCAGCGCCGTCTCATAGCCGCCGATGCCGAACGTCTTGCCCACGCGGTTCGCGGCAATGACGGCGCGCTCCTGGTGCTCCCGGCCAGCGGCAAAAAACTGCAGGTGTTTCGGGTAGAGTTCGCGCCGCAGCGCGCCTTCATCAGGGTACAGCGTATAAAGCTTACGCCGCTTCTCGCGCCTAATGCACGCTTCCAGCGTCTCCAGCGCCGATATCAAGGCCGAGCGCTCGGGCCTCTCGAATTCGTCTGTCGAGCTCAACTCTAAGCTGTTCATAGGTCATGTCGTCAAACCGGTTGACGTTGACGTCGATTTCCTTCGGCATGATCGCGACCATCGCGCGCAGGACGCTCGCTGGATCTTTCTCGACGAGCTCTTCAAGGACTTCCTCACCGCGCTCAGCCCACAGCTTCTGCATGCTCTGGATGAACTCACGGGCGAGCAGCTGACGATCAGAGCCGCGGGGACGGCCTTTTGGATTACCTGATGTTCCTGCTAAGAACAGGCCGGTCTTGGGATCTCGATCAGCTTCAGGCTTCTCAGCCTTCGAAGATTTTTCTGGCATCGTCGTCGGCTATTTCCCGTCTGAGCGCGCCGGCAACATATTCGGGCAGGATGTTCAAGTTGACCGCACAGCTGCCCGACGACATGAACGCATGAAAGCGCGCATCCTTGTCCCATGCGACGATCGCGAAGCCATTAAGCTCTTTGAGGTAGTACTGGTTGATCTCTCCAAAGACCTGGGCAAGTTCGCGAAAAGCTTGATCACTTTGGCGCTTGATCGCGTCGGGCAGGAGATGGATTTCAGCGCCGTTCGATTTTAAGCGGATGCGCCCGATATACGCCTGCCGCGCGGCCATCGGCTCAGTAGCCCTTGCGGGATTTCGGTTTCTTCTCGCCGTCCTTGCCTTTCGGCTTGTCCTTGTCCTTCTTGCCCTTCATCGCCTCGTCTCCCGTGCATCTGAGCGCACAATCGCCAGCCTGGTAATATTTAAGGGGGTGTTTTAAATCTGATTATCAAGCAGTTTTTTCGCAAAGCCTGGCAGAAGCTGTGCACACGGCGCGGATGAAACGGCGTTTGGCGTGGCTGTAGGCGAGCGCTGTCCCAAACAGCTCGCGGCCTGCCTCGCCGAAATCCCAGACCGGTGCGCCCGTCATCTCGGCCAGCTTGGCGAGCACACGCAGGGACGCGCGATCGAGCAAGCGCTTGTCCCGCATATGAGCCTGGACGAGGACGATCATGCTGTCGGGGATGGGCGAAGCGTTGTTTTTGCCGCCGCCGGTCTGATCGCCGTAATTCCCGATCTTGACGCGGCCGGCGAGCATCTCCTCGCATAGCAGCCAGCGCTCCAGCGCATCGGCTTCGTCATCGTCCAGAGCACGGTCCAAGGCGGTCAGCCGTCTGCGAACATAGCGTTGGCGCTCCATCTCGTGCAGCTCGTTCGCCTGGGTCATCAGCTGCTGGCGGACGGCGCGCGGCGTCAGCGGCGTCGTGACTCTTGCCCGCCAGACCGGGGCGTATCTGGTTGCGATGTTGTCGAGGTGGACAGCCCGCGACTTGTTCCTCTTTGTCCCGTTCATGTGCCCCTTTCTCGATTCCCAAAAATTCCCATAATATCAGGGTAGTGCAGCAGGTGCAGTAAATCGCGCACTAGTGCTATTTGCCTCTAAACCGCTGTCAGTAAGTCCATTTCCCTATATATTTTCCTTATTATGATGATTTCTTCTATTGATCTCTTCTACTGCACTTACTGCACTATTTGACCTAATTTGTTGATATCACATATTTTTATCAGGGTGCGGTATGGGTGCAGTGGGTGCAGTGATGAGGGTGCACTAACTTCGCCGGTGCAGTGCGGCTCAGTGCGGCTCTGCACCCATCGCCGGACGCCAATAATTGCGTCCATTCGATCGCTCTGCCTTACCCCATCCGGCGGCTCTCATGCATCGGATCAAGCGCTTTTGAATCATCGGGTCGAGCTTCGCCACATCAAGATCAAGCGCACCTTTTGCAACCTCGCCGATCGTGGTTCGATAGCCATCGATCGTCAGTGATAAGCTCTTCTGCTCCAACTGCTTGTGGAGCCAGTCGGCGACAACGCCCTCCCATTCGTCTTCCTGACGCCGTGCAACCTGCTCTCGATTTGCTTCGATCCATAACCTGCTGGGCAGCACCAGACTCTCGCCACGTTTGGCGTAATACACAGCTTCCGCCCATAACAAATCGCGATCACGTTTGAGGCCGTCGAGATCGAAGCGCTCGGTCCTCACCGGCCAGAAGCGGCGGTTACCCGTATCGTCTTTCAAATAGCTCGCTTCGTTGGTCGTGCCGATCATCAGAAATTGACGCGGGCGCTCCGTCAGCATCCGTCCGAAGCTGAGTCTTGCGCAGTCGGCTCGCCGCGATAGAAATTCTTTGACGTGTTCGATTTCGCGTTTGCCTATGCCGCTCAGCTCGCCAATTTCGATGATCCATTTGCCTGCTGTTTGTTCCAGGACGATCTTCTCGCTTGCACTCAAGGACATGCTATCCGAGAACCAGGCTTCATCCGGGGACAGCGTTGCGACAGCGGACGACTTCCCGGTTCCCTGATCCCCTTCGAGAATGAGAATCTGATCGAACTTGCAGCCCGGGCTGTAAATGCGCATCACGGCTGCGATGAGAATCAGCCGCCCGACGGCGCGCGTATATTCGTTGTTATCAGCTCCGCCATATGTCGACAGCCATTCGTCGATGCGATCAATGCCGTCCCATTCGAGGCCTTCCAGATAATCCTTGATCGGATGAAACCGATTGCGCCGCGCGGATGCCAGAACGATGCGGTCGAAGTCCTGCTTCGTCGGCTTGAAATAGTATTCGCGCTGGATCAGCAGGTAGAGCTCGTCGAGAGCGTCATCGGTAAGTGACGGCCCATAGCCTTCGAGCCCCTCGATAAGGTAGCGCTGAGCAAAGACATCATAGGTCAGCTTGATGTTCGACCAGTGCAGCGCGCGCAGAACGTTGCCTTCGTTCTTGATGATCTCGCCCGACGCGCTACGATCGAATTCGACGATTTCGCTCGACCGCTCCGGAGCTTGCCATCGCTTGGCTTTCGAGATCGCCTGGCGAACGTGTGCCTCGGCGCATTCATCCCAGTCCTGGCCAGGCGTTGGCGGATAGCACACGAACAGCTCGATACCGTCTTTTGCCCAGGCTTCCGCGGCTCTTGCGATGGCATGTTCGCCGGCGCCGTTCGGGTCGGCGCACAGCGTGACCTTCTGGGTGCCGCGCGGCCAGACGATCGAGGGCAGCAGCGTCGACGATAGTCCGACGGCTGTCGGGATGTTCGTCGCGTGCTGACAGGCCAGCCCCTTCTCGATGCCTTCGGCGCAGAGCATATGATTGCCGAACTCGCCCAGCCAGACGGCGCTGCCCTTGGCGCTGCCGAACATTTTCTTTTGCGGCTTCGCGCTCGTCTTCTCCGCGGTCTTGTCGTCGAGGAAGGTGACGTGCACGGCGTTGACGCGGGTCAGACTTTGATCGAGCCCCATGATCGGCGCGATCAGAGCCGGGAGCTCGCGCTTGGCTTCCTTGTGCCAGACGTTCGGGTGAAAGCAGAAGTTGCCGGGAATCGGTCCAGTGATGTTGCGGACCTCGCGCAGATAGCGCTCGGCGATCGTTCCGGCCGCGGGCTTTGCCTCGCGATAGATTTGTGCGGCCCAGTCGGCGGTCGTGCGTTTCTTTTTTGGCGGCGGCGTCTGGCTTTTGAGATCGCTGACGTCTCGGGCTTTTTTCATCCCGCCCGTGAGCCCCGATTGGACGGTTGCCTCGGCTTCGTGTCTGCTGATCTCCGCCGTCTTTGCCGCCGCCAGCAATGCGGCTTCAGCTTCGTGATAGCTGAACAGACCAGAGCCCACGAGCTGGCCGATGCCGAAACATTCGGCGTTGAGTGTGTTGTTGCGGGTCTTGCCTGGCGCTCCAATGATGCGGTCGCAGGCGCTCTTGAGGGCAGCGGCGGCGTATCGCTCGGCATCCTGCATCCCGTCGCCCCACATCCTTAAAACGGCAATTCATCATCGAACGGCAGCGGCGCGTTGATGTCTGGTTTCTCTTCTTTGGATTTCTGCGCACGCGGCTTTTTCGGTTTCTGCTCGCCGATCTTCCCGAGCGACTGCACCAGGTTGGCGGCGACGTTAAGAACGGTGCGCGTGCTGCCGTCATTGTTCTGCCAGGTCCGCAGCGACAACTTGCCCTCGATGTAGACACGGTCGCCGGGTTTGAGCGTGCAGGCGCTGTCGACATTTGGGCCGAAGCAGGCAACGTCGACCCATTGCGTGTCATCGTCCTTGCCAACGGCGACGGAGAAATTGCACCATTCGCGTCCGGTGCGCTCCGAGGTCCGCCGTGTCGGCTCGCGGCCGCAGCTGCCGGCGAAGGCGCACTCGATGCCCTTGATCATGCCGCCTCCGAACGATAGCCGCCGCCCAGCGAGACCGTTTGCCGGTAGCGTTTTGCGCCCTGCCTTCGCGACCAGTGGAACAGCCCGTGATAAGTCATGAAGGAGGCAACGGCGGTGCGCGATGCGCCGATCTGCTCGGCAATTGCGCCGCTGCCCCGACCTGCAGCGGACAGCTCGCGCAGCTCGTCGCACAGCCTGTGGAGGCGGCTCTGGTTGATGCGGATTCTTGGCGGGAGGTCGTGGGGGAAAGAAGCTGTGCGCCGAAGATGACCGTGGAGGTTGGCGACCTGCCGGATGCTCAGCCCGAGCGCGTCGGCGATGACGTCGCGGGGCATGTCCTGGGCGCACAGCCTAGCAAAGCATGTAACAAGTTCGTCCGTCCAACGCGCGCGGGTCATGGGCAAGCCTCGTGGAGATGATGTTTGACCGCGCTGGCGATTGCGTTGCGGGTCGTGCCGAGGCGAGGCGCAATCTGCGCATAGCTGTATCTTGCGGCGCGCAGATCGGCGAGCTTGTGGATTCGGGCAGAGGTCCAGACCTTCTTCGCAGTCTTGTTGTGCGGAAATTTCGGAAGATCGTGGCGCATGCGCGCCATCGCTATCGCCCCAACGGAAACATCAAATACGGCGGCGGCTTCACGCGGCGAGGCGCCGGCGATGATCATGCGCCGCAAATGATCGATGCGCTCAGCTGTCCATTCTCGGGATTTCCGGGGAATGCCGCGTTTGGGAGGGTCTGTCGGAAAAGGCGGGATGTGAAAGCGTTTGCGGTATTTTTCAAGCGTCTGTGTGCAGATATTCAGCTTGTCGGCGGTCTGCTTGCGCGTCAGGAGGCAGCTGCGCGCCTCGCGGATTGCTTCAGCTATCTCGCGATCGACCCAGAAGCGATCCCATTTGCGCCGCGCCGGGCGGAACAGCTTTGCGCAGCGTGTGCAGAAAGAATGGTAGCGGGGCGGGTTTTTGCATTCGGGGCAAAGCGCGGGCATCAGGCTGCCTCCGCGCCGTTTCCTTCTGTCCTTGATCTTTCAGGAACGGGCCGATGCTC